AAAAAACTACTAACATGAAAGTAAAAATCATTAACCTATCAGGTTACGAAACACCACGCCACGCCACGGCGGGCAGCGCAGGAATTGACCTACGAAGCGCGAAAGAATACCCGATTACACTAAAGGCGGGCGAACGATTAAAAGTTCCTACGGGCATATTTTTGGAGATGCCGAAGGGCATTGAGGGCCAAATTCGCGGGCGTAGTTCGTTGGCGTTTAATCACGGTATATTATCGTTTAACGGCACGATTGATAGTGATTATCGCGGCGAAATTATCGGATTGTTGTTTAATACGTCGAAAGAAGATTATATTATTAACCCAGGCGATCGGATCTGTCAGATTGTATTTAATAAATTACAATGGGTAAATTTTGAAGAAGTAGATAAATTAAATGAAAGCGAACGTAATACGGGCGCATTTGGTTCAACGGGTAAATAATGAGAAAAACGTATAAAAAATGGCAGCTCAGTGATATTCTAACGCTTACAAAATTATATTCTGACGTTTCAAATTATGTAATAGCTGAACAGTTAGGATTTAGTTACTCTGCGATTTGTAATAAGGGGAAAGAATTAGAATTAAAAAAATCTGCTGAGTTTTTACGTAAAAATATGTGTGAGCCGAATCAGGCGCGTTTTTTTAAGAAAGGAAGTAAACCTACCAACGCATACCAAAAAGGCCACACGCCGACCAACACTCAGCCAATTGGCACGGAATCAGTCAGACGTTTTAATAATATTTTTGTTAAGACGGAATCGGGAAAGTGGGAACATAAGCATAAGTTAATTTGGGAACAGGTCAACGGTAAAGCGCCCAAAGATATGTATATTGTTTTCGCTGATAAAAATAATCGTAATTTTTCGATTGATAATATTATCTGCGTCGATAAGGCCGAAATGATGCGCAGAAATAGCGCGGCAAATTTACCGACTGAATTATGCAGCGTAATAAATCAATTAGCTTGGTATCACAGAAAACTAAAAAACTATGAAAAATAAAATAACAGACCTACGAAATCATTTATTTGCGCAGCTTGAAAAGCTATCCGATGATTTATCAGAATCAGAATTAGATCAGGAAGTAAAACGCAGCAAAGCAATTGGGCACATCGCACAGACAATTATAAATTCAGCTAAGGTTGAGGCGTTTTATTGCGCGAACGCTAAAATGAATGGAACGGGGTTTTTTCAGATTGATTCAGAAAAAATGAACTTAGATGATTAGATTTATTTTAATATTACTTATACCGGCTATTCTGCCCGCCAAAACATACGACCGATACATACAGGAACACCTCAAAACGGCGACTCTAAATCAATCGGAGTGCGGTATTCCCGTATCGATTCAGTTTGCCGTTGCGATTTTGGAATCGGGCGGCGGTCGGTCGGAATTAGCAAAAAATACAAACAATCAATTTGGCATTATGGCGTTTGCTGATTGGGGCGGCGATCGTGCGGGCAAATGGCGCTGTTATTCCGATTCTCACGAATCATTTAGAGATTACGCGGTATTTATGCACAATAATTATATTAACGCCGTTGGAAAGGATTGGCAGCATTGGGCCAAACATTGCACGGGTTACGGCGGCACGTCAGATTATTGGATTAGAGTAAAAAATATTGTTAAATTTTACAATTTAGAAAAATATGATGAAATTAAACAGTGCGGGTTTAGACGTTGCGCGTTTACAGTTGCAGCTTCGTTCGTTAAAATTGTACAGTGGTTTTATTGATTGTTTTTTTGACGAAACAATTAAACAGGCCGTTATTTCGTTTCAGTCGAAATATAATTTAGATTCTGACGGAATAGTAGGGCCGAAGACTCAAACGGTGTTGAATACGCTAACTAATAACGATTATCAGGTTTTGTTCCTGCATTGTGCTGCGTCGCCTGAGGGCCGCGAACATACGGGCGCCGATATTGTCGCGATGCACACGTTACCTGTTGCGAAAGGCGGCCGCGGATGGAGTCGCCCAGGTTATTCGGACGTTATCCGATTAAACGGTAAAATTGATAATATTTGGAAACACGACAGCGACAGCGATATTAAAGAATGGGAGGTTACGTTCGGCGTATTAGGTAGTATTTTATTGAATCGTAATGCTCGCCACGTGTGTTATATTGGCGGTATGGATAAGGAAATGAAGAAGCCGAAAGATACGCGCACTACGGCGCAGAAGCTCAGTATGTATGATTATATTCATGAGCAGATTCGATTGAATCCTAACATCGTTATTGCAGGTCATAATCAGGTACAATTAAAAGCCTGCCCATCGTTTGACGTTACAAATTATTTAATCAGCATCGGAGTGAGCGCGTATAATATTTTGCATACTTCCGAAAAATATAGAATATGAGATGTGTTCCCGAATCAGTAAACGGATTATTTCCCGCGCTCGACCTCTCCCGATTCGTCGCACGTCCTGCGGGTTACGGCTTAGGAGATATACAAAGAATGTTACCCGACGATTTAACCGTATGGCCTATTTACGTTTCGCATGCGCCCTGCCTGAATTTTGATTTAGTTAAGGTTTTGCCGAATACGGAAAATTTAATACCGTTGTTTTTGTTTACTAAAAAACATTGTATGTTATCGTATTGGAATAAAACAGAAATTGAAGTACCTGAGCTAAACGCGACGTTTGATAGTAACGCGTTTTTTATGCGAAATAAAATATTGCAGGTTGCAGCCGTTACGAGGTACGACGATTATAGTTTATATACTGTCCTGCCATAAAAAACCGCCGCACATAGTACGACGGCCAACACATGAAACAACTAACTAATTTTTGCGCGTGATAACTAACTCATACCTCCGTATTTTCGGGGGTTTTTTTCGTTTTATGTTCGTTTATATTTGAAATTTGTTTATTTATTTTTTTAGCTGATTTTATCATTTCGAGCAGGTACGCGAATAATGATTTACCTTTGATTGCTTCAAAACTTTCATCGATTGATTTTAATTCAATCCATATTAAAATCATTGCTAAAACTTTAGTAAGTACGAAAGGTATCTGAGTAAATAAAGTACTAAAATCGTTAATTACGAATTTATCCATTATAAAAAATGAAAGTACAAAACAATTATAAGTAATTACTTTGGGTATAAGTCCTGAGCGAGCTTTCCGTGAGGTCCATTTAATTTTTTGAACATAGCACCGATAACGTGCGAAAATCATATCAGCGGCAATGAATACACCGACGGCCACAAGTACGCCCGCGATGGGTGAAATAAACGCGCTAAACGCTAAAATAGCGGGTAGTATGAACTGCCAAACATTATGTATAAACTCTTTCATTTTTACGGTAGGTAATTATTTATAATTTACGAAACGGGATAACCAAACTGATAGCGGCGTGCCGAGAATAATCCACCACCACGCGATGCCCGTAAAAAATACCAATACAGACCACGTCAGCAGACCTACCCACGTGCCGAAACAAATCGGACAAGCGCCGAGCATCGAATACGGATTTGCGCGCATTGTGGATTCTACTTTTTTGTGAGCAATATCGACGCGTTCTAAATATTCATTATATAAGTAGGTTGCGGTTATTGAGTCGCACTTATCTAAATCGCTTTGTAATTGTTTATCCTGATCCTGTTTCCAACGTCCGTATTTTGCCCATACGCGCGCCGATTCTTTTAATTCCCATGCTTCGTACCGGTCGGAAATAAAACGCCCGTAAAACGAGAATATGCGACCTGAATAAAAATCTGCATGAATCGGTGAACCGATAGAATAATGAATAAATTTAATAAACGCAGCGACTGCGATAATAGATAGTAGTAATGTCATTATGCTACGATTTCAGCGTTATAGCCTAATTCAACAAAAATAGCCTGCATATAAAGCAAAGCTGTTTCGAGTGATTGTGTTTCAGTTTCAAAAATTACGAAGTTGTAAGTCATATTTACAAGATCGGTTGCTATTTCTTTGCCTAACAAAAATGATTCGTAGTTCAAATAAGTCTTGTAGTTGATAGTCAGTGAACCATCCAAATGACAAATGAAAGAAATACGAGAATAGACAGAACTTAGCTCAATGTCTGTTCCTTGAACGTTGATTGGTGTTGTGTTTTTTGATAATGATAGTGCCATTTTAGTTTATCTTTTTATATTTTAGAATTGAACCTTTGAAAGTGCGGGCAGTTGTTGCAGGTATTGCAACATTCTGAGCAAATTTGTATTTAAAAATAGCATTTGCAGATGATGTAAAGCTAAATATTATTTTTATGCTTAGTAATGAATCTAAATCTGCTGTTGGAGGTCCTGTTGAAACAGCTGTTGTGCTTGCTACGGCGTTTGCGCTTGTAATCGTAACAGTAGCAATACCAGTAAGCCCGGTTGCCGTATAAATGCCGTTTCCTTTCATTGTTCCTGAGCTTACATTAAATGCACTTTGATAGTCAGCACTTGTATTGTTTGATGAGATTACAGCATCAAGCTCAATCATATACTGGCCACCTGCGACCACCGAAAACTGCAATTCTGTATCATCCTGCAATGTTGCACTATTCGTCACATCTTGATTTGCACTTTTTACAATGTAATTCCATCCGCCAATTGTTTTATTTTTCCATAGCTGCGTACTGCTTTCATAGATAAGAGCATCATTATTAGCAGGCGTTGCTATTAAAACATCGTGCAATTCATCAAGCTCATAGCCATTTTGAACGTGCATTAAAATATGTCCATCTGTTGCGCTTTTCTTTGCTACATAACCAATTATAACAGCGTGCTGAGGTGCTACGGGTTTAACATTTGTAAATGTTCCGGCAACAGTTGGACTTAAATATAAAATATCACCCTCTGTAAAGGCATTAGTATTTAAGCCGTGAATAATGCCGTTTATGCCTACAAAACCGTTTGAAGCATCTGCAATATTTTCGGCAACAATTCCAAAGGCTGTACCACTGTTTGCGTCGCTATCGCCTAAAGCTAAATTTATACCTATAAAACCACCTGCAACACCAACAACTTTAACAACGCTGCCTTTAGTAATAGCTGAGCCGCTGTTATTTCTTGCCCTCACAACTACCTGCTGACCTATCTTATTAAGCAATCCACCTTTCAGACCTAAATCAAGCGTTCCATCTGTATCATTCCAAGCCAATTGGCCAACGCCTGCCGTGTCGGATGTGGCCGTATTAAAGTCAATTTTGTCGACGTTTAAAAGGTCGTTATTGTTTAGGTCTATATCCGTTGCCCCTGCTGAGTTACCAGCTATTAAAACCGTTGCAAGGTCATCGCCACCGCCGCCACCGCCTACCTCAAAAAAAAAATCAGTCGCAAGCAACTCAGCAAGATCGTAAACGTTACCAACGAACGGCACGGCGGCCGCGGGTTGAACCTGCGTATTATCTACTAAATCAATATTAAAATATACAGCATCGTTATTGTCGAACGTTACTTTTACTGTATCAGTTGTTGTCTGAGTTGTAATTTTTACATTGTCGGGTGAATATGATGTTACGAAGTCGCCTGTTGCGGCGTTATAAATCGCAACCTGACCCGAAGTAGATATTTTAACAATGTCGATTAAATAATCAAAAGTTACCATTTTTATTATATTGTAGCGTTAATAATTATTGTATCTGATGCGCCTATTTTAGTTGTTAGCTGTAAACAATCGTAAACAACGGCCGCGACTGTAAAATTTAAAACTGTTCCGTCGGGTTTACGTATTAAACCATTGTAAGTATAGAATTCGTTTAGGTTTGTGAGTCTAAAAATAATCGGGTCACCTTCGGCTAAAACCGATTCAAACGCGATTACCAAACGTCCAAAATCGAACTCTAAACGCCACGTTCCAGCGTCGCCAATTCCGACTACGGCGGTCAAGTCAAGCGACGTAACGCAAGGCGAATAGCAGCCTAAATTCAACGTTGATGTGCAGCAATTACAACAGTTCATAGTTAGTATTTTATATTTAAAAACGCGGTATTTAGCCGCGTTTAATGCCTAAGGTAGCGAATCCGTGACGGCATTGTATGTCTTATTATAATATTATAATGCTGTTACTGTGAGAGCTTGCTGAGCCTGCTATATTTGTAGCTGTTACAATGCAAGAAATATTTGAACCCAAATCAGCCATAACACAAATATAAGTACTTGCAGTTTCGCCGACAATATCAATACCGTTCCTTTGCCATTGATACGTGAATGTTATCGGCAAATCGCCTGTCCAAGTTCCATTATCAATAACTTTTAAAAGACCGCCTACAATGTTTTTGCCTGCGATTATTGGGCCTATCGTATTAAGTGGCGGTATTCCTGCGCTCGGTTCAGGTATTGGTTTAGGTTCGCACAAATTAAAATCGTCACATTTATTATTATAATTAAAATCAAATCTTAGTTCAAAATCAGTCGAAACAATCTGCAATAAACTATTCATTGTTTTCGCTTCCTTTCCTGTTTCTGAGTTATAAACATCCCACGGCAAAACATTCGAGGCGGTCGGATATAGTTTAACGTTTACAATATTATATAACCAGTTATTTTTTAAGTTAGCAGTAAACAGCGCAGACTTTACAACGTCTAATAATTTTCGAGGGTCGGCGCACCGGTGCTGAATAACCAATTTTAACGGTAGTCTGATTTCCGATTCAATACCGCAGCTCCCTCGTTTCGTATTGGCAGGTTTTCTGCCTTCGGTAATATTACCGTTTATTCGGATATAAAAATACGTACCTTTTGAGTCGTCTAATCCGCTGTATTTTCGCTCACCGTTCGCGCCTGATTCTAATGTAACAACCTGCCCCGATGTATCTTTGACGGTCAAACCTGCGCCCGTGATAACTTCACCTGTTACGGCTGTTAGCTCGGCGATTATTTCCGCTATAATTACGTCGATTATGGTTTGAGCTGCGTACATTATTTATTGATTATTTATTTACTACAAAAATCGTAAACTTTTTTAAAATTAAAATAATTTTTTACAAACTAATGATTGTAAATTTAATCGAGTTCCTCTAATATCGCTAATAATTCCAATTGTGCAGCTTCTTGTCCGTCGGCTATTTCCTGTTCCGTCGGCGGCATTATATCAGTCCCGAATCTAACTTCTTGACCTTCCATAATATCAATTGATTTTTGCGACGTGTAAGAAACATAACTATCGTTACCTTCCTGCCTAACCTGTACCGATTCAAATACTGAGCCGCTGAAATTTAAATCAACGTACGCGCTATTTCTGTCTGTCAGCGCTCGCAATTCTGCATAACCTTGAGTTAAATATTTCGTTTTGTGCGGTTGTCCGTTTTTAAAAACCTTATTCCCATATTTGCCCATCGGGACGACTGCGGCCGCTTTAACGCCTATTAACGTGATCGGGTTAATATAAAACGGATCTTTATTATACACGCCAATCGAATTACCCGCACTATCTAAACCAAGTCTAAAAATACGCGTAGTATATTCGGCCACAACTCGCACGGCAGCCACCTGCGATATCCGTTTCGCGGTATTATCGTCAGCGATTACTTCGGCTAATTTATTCAGGCGGTCGATTATATTCATTTTTTATCCTGGTAACATTGGATACATTCTCAGTCTTCGCTCGCAGCGGTAACAGAATTTATCAGTTTCGAGCAGCTGAATTATATTATCAATTTCGTTATCTAAATATTCAATTGACTGCGATTCCCAAACGTTCGCCGTTTGTACTGCCCACTCAATACCGTGAGTTTTAATCAGGTTTAATCGGTTGTTAGGCGAAATCCATTCTTTTAAAATCTGCGCGCCTGATTGGTATAAAATCGCTAAACCTAACCTATCAAGAAACTGACAGATAATATCGGTATCAACACAATCTAAACGAACGCAAGCGGACAAATATCCGTTTGTAGTTGTATTTATACCGTTCCATCCTTCGACGTTTAATTTAAAATCTCCGCAGGGTTTACAGTTACTCGACGCGTCGCAGGTTGTCAGATACGGAGCTATGGCGGCATTATCTGAGGTTATCAGAATGATGTCCTCAGCGAAGTATTTTTTAACGTGGATAACGTGTTCTGTATCGGCCTGTAAAACGGTCGGAGTTGACCACAGAACCACGCCAACAGGATCCGTTACGTATAATGTTGTCGCGCCTGCAATGGCCGATTTTATGCGTATTGATTCGACCCAAATACGGGACTGAACCGATTGCAGCCATTTTTTAGATACACGAATTCCGCGATTTGCAGCCACGGGAATATCCGCGACTGTTGAAAAATCACAGACGGTATATAATTTACCCAAAGTATTTAATTTAATACCGCGAGCGTTTAAAATTGCTTTTAACCTATTCTCTACAATCAACCCCGCAAAGTTTGTTTTTTCAGCTACGACGTTAGCAGCCGATTGTAATTCTTCGGGCGCAATTGCTGCTATATTTCCAATGCTTAGACCTTCCAAATCGGAGATATAAAATCCTGATGTCGGTACGGTCGGCGTGCATCCGTTGTATAGTGTGATATAGTTATTCAGACAGATCATTATCTATATTTTTTGGTTTGCGTCCGCGTTTTTTTGTTTCGGGTTCGATAACTTCGGCGATTATTTCGATTTCCTCAGCCGTTTCAGGTTCGGCGATAATCTCAGCCGGTACAACCTCCTCTATTTTCGAAGTAATAAAAGTAAGACAACCTCCGTTATAAATTACGTCAGCGGGCCAATCCTGTTGCTTAACTGCTTTGGTTACTGCGGCGTTAATTGCGGGCGATCCGATTGTTTTTTTCTGTCCTGTGTAATCAAATAAAAATACCATTTCAGCCTGTTCGGTTCGGTGGACGTTTATATTTTGATTAAACTTTCTGATTATGTTAATCGCGTTAACTATTTTATTTGTTGCGTTTTTCATTGTGTTAGTTTTTATTAGTATTGCGAGCATTAAGCCATTGCAGTTTTTTATAAAGTTGATGCAAATCAACATTAACAATAAACGGAATTTCAGCTTTTATTTTTTTACTCATATTACTTCGGTATATAAAAAAAGGGCGGCTATTAACCGCCCCTTTTAAGTCTAAAGTATTCCGCAAGAATCTGCGTTAAATGTATCTGTGCAAGCCACAGAGTCAGTAATAACTAATTGGTAAGCACCAGGCTCAGTTGTGTAAAAATTACCCATCAAACCGAAGTAACCTGTTTCGCCCAAAATTGAAGCACCCGCAGCACCGTTAAACGTTACAGCAGCAGGAGCAGTCCAAGCGAGGTTGGTAATTGTCGCACCTGTTGAAGCTACCGAAGCATCAAACACGTGAACGAGCGTTTCAGTTGTTACGGTCAGAGCTACGTCTGAACCTGTCGCAGAAACAATTACAATTGAAGTAACCGCAGCTGTTCCAACAATCGCGATATCTACGCCCGTAGAACCATCCCATCCACCTGAAACAGAATAGATGTATCCAAGGTTAGCGAGTGCAGCCTGAGCGGCAACGATAAACCCGTTAGCGCCTCCTGATGTACCTGTGTCGAACGTTGCACCTAATGAAATCGGCAATCCGTTAATCTGAATTGCGATAGCATCGGCCACGTCAACAGACCCACCAACAAACACCTCAGCATCGAGGCAATCAGTATAGAACGCAGCGCGGCAAACTTCAACG